ACCGCCGCGCATGTTCTATCGCGGCATAATACTGAGAGGTGGACTGTGATGCGAACACTCAACACAGCAATCCTCGCCGCAGCGCTCGCAGCCTGCGGTGGCATGTCGCGCCAAGCTTGCTACGCGAGCGCCGAATCCGCCGCGTGGAACCAAGCCGAGCTGCTGCGCCGGTTCTTCCGTGGCGTCATAACAAACCGATGAGTTCAGCCGAAGCCCCGAAGCCGCTCTACTCGCCGTCCCCCAAGGGCGCAATGTTCCACTCCCGCACGGAGAGCGAGGTGATGTGGGGCGGCGCAGCGGGCGGCGGCAAGACCACCGTGCTCATCGCTGACATCCTGCCGCGTGTGAAGCTGGATCACGACCGCTGCCTGCTCCCGCGCGAGCACCCGCACCACTTGCAATGGGGAGCGAGCAAGGGCTCCGCGCTGCACCTGCGCCGCACCTTCCCGATGCTCGCCAAGAACATCAAGAACGCCAACCTGCTCTACAGAGCCGTCGACCCTGGGTACGAGTACAACCAGCAGGACCACTTAGGGCGCTTTTCAAGCGGCTACCAAATCCGCTTTGGCCACTGCCAACACGCAGGCGACTACCACCAGTACATCGGCGACGAGTTCGACTGGGTGGGCTTCGACGAGCTGGTTCAGTTCAATCAAGAGCAGTACGAGCAGATTTCGGCCCGCGTGCGCTCAAGCGACCCACTGCTGCGTCAGATGCTCAAGGTTCGGGCCACCAGCAACCCCTTCACCCGGAATGAGGAGGGCGAGAGCATCGTTGTCGTCGACCCGACGTGGGTGCGCCGGATGTTCGTCGAGCCGTGCCCCGAGGGCAACAAGGTGCTCGTGCGCTGGGTCACTCGCCGCGACGGCACCAAGGCGAAACTCACGCGGCTGTTCATGCCCGCGACCCTCTACGACAACCCGGACCCCGAGTTCGTCTCGCTCTACGAGTTGACGCTGCTTGGCCGCCCGACGCACATCCAGCAAGCCTACCTCCACGGCATCTGGTTCATCACCGTGGGCTCGTTCTACGGAGAGGCGTGGAACGACCGGCTGCATGTCGTCAAGCCTTTCAAGATCCCGAGGGACTGGAAGCAGTGGCGGTCGATGGACTGGGGTTACAAGACCACGGGCGTCGTGCTGTGGTGGGCGATGGACGAAGACGAGAACATCTACTGTACCCGCGAGTACACCTTCAAGGAGAAGACCGACCTCGAAGTCGCAGCGCGCATCAAGGAGATTGAGACGGCGGCTGGTCTGTGGAGCGCCAAGGCCGGCAGCAAACTCACCGGCCCTGCCGACACCCAGCTTTGGGAGGAGCGTGGCGACACGTCCATGAGCAAGGCGGAGGCGATGCAGAGCGTGGGCGTCCACTGGGTCCGTGCCGACAAGAAGTCTCGGCAGCACAACTCTGAGAAGTTCATGTCCCGCTTGCTCGACCACCGGCACAACACGACCCTCCCCGGCATCATGTTCTTCAGCGATTGCGGCCAGTGCATCCAGACCATTCCCGGCATTCAGGGCGACCCCAACGACCTCGAAACGCCGATGAAGGGTGGGCAGGACCACCATCACGACGCCGTGGTCTACTCGTGCGCATACGCCTCTCGCGGAGCCGCTGGCATCCCGATGTTCGGCAAGCCAGGCAGCGGCAGCAACGACAACAGCATGGACGACGACGATGACGACGAGGACAAGAGCGACGGCGCTGAAAGCCGGGGGCAATGGGGCTATGGTTGAATCTCCCGATTGATACGTGCTAAGTTCCCGTCGTGCAGGAATCTGGCGATGAAGTTGTGGACGTGGACGAACCGGTCGAAGAACCGGAGGAAAAGCCCGAGCCATCCGAGTCGCCTCTTGAGTATTCCGACGACGACCCGAACCTCGTCCCCGTGTTCGAGCAGTACGTATCAGGCGTAAAACACCTGAAAAAGCTGTCCGCGCACATCAAGCGCGTGTTCGATTCCGACTGGGAGAGCAACGCGAAGTATCGAACGCGCCGCGCCGAGGTCTGGGAGTTGTTCACCGGGGTTCTGCCGCCCAAGACGTTCCCGTACAAGGACAGCGCCAACGCCCACGTCCCGATTGCCTTCAAGGCCATCACCCGACTGGTGTTCCATGCCTTCGACGAGATTTTCGGCGACATGTCGAACCTCGCGGGCGTTCTGCCGGTGGGGCCGGATGACGAGGAGGACGCTCGACAGCAGAGCAAGCACCTGAACTGGCAGCTTCGGGAGCAGTGCCTCGACTTCAAGCGCCAGATGCAGCGCGCCCTGTTGATGTTCTACCTCGACGGCGATGTCGTCTGCCACAGCAGCCGGGACACCTTCCGGGGCTTCAACCGGCACGAAACGCTGACCTGCGACGAGTTCGTGGTGCCGTACAACTACGTCTCGACGATGCCCGACTACTCGGACTGCCCGCACTACACGCGCGTCCGCATGATGAGGGCCTACGAACTTGAGACGATGGAGGGTTGGGTCGGGGTCGAAGAAGTCCTCGAAGGCAAGCCCTCGTGGGACGACGACCCGGTTGGCGACCTTGGCCCGCGCATCGCCAAGGCTCAGGGCGTTGAGTCGCCGGACGAAGAAGGCGACGCGCCCTACAAAATCCTTCAATGGGAGGGTTGGTGGAAGCTCCCGCTTCAGAAGAAGCACCGCTGGATCCAAGCCTTCGTTGACGCCAAGACCGGGAACATCCTCCAGTTGGCCATCCACGAAGAAGCCGACTGGCAGGAGCAGGAGCAGTACGACGCCCGCATCGCCGAGCGCGACCGCTACCTGACCGACGTGGACGGCTACAACGCCGCGCAGCAGCAGTTCGACATGCAGGCGATGATGGGTCCACCTCCGGGCCTGCCCCTTGGCCCCATGTCCGGTATGCCGGTGGAACCGCCGATGCCGCAGGACATGCCCATGATGGGCGCACCGCCCGGTATGCCGCCTGGCCCTCCGGGAATGCCGCCGATGGGCATGCCCCCGATGGCCCCGCCGCAGCCACCCGTCGCACCGTCGATGCCGATGTGGATGGACGGCATGGACCCGATGGCCGAGCCGCCACCGCCCAAGATGAGCCCCATCTACATGTTCAGCCACGGCGTCTGCATCGAGCCGATTCTGGGCAACCTGGGACTCGGCATGGGCGGCATGCAGGCCGACATCAACAAGGCCGCCAATGTGGCCCTCTCGCAGTTCACCGACGCCGCCACGCAGAACAACGCCCGCGGCATCATCACCAGCTCCATCATCAAGTTCAAGAACGGCTACACCCGCCGACCGGGCTCCGTGAACGTCGCCGAAGGCGCTACCGGCGCCGAACTGCGCAACAACATCATCCCCGACGAAATCGGCCCCGCGAGCCCGCAACTCATGGAGTTGGTCGCGAACTGCGTCCAATGGGGCGAGGACGCGGCTGCCGCCCCGGACGTGCTTGCAGGCGACGCGGGCAAGTCCGGCGAGACGTTCCGAGGCATCTCCACCCGACTTGAGCAGGCTGGTAAGCAGCTTTCAGTCAGCGCGGGCAACTTCACGTTCCCGTTCCTGACGCAAATCCTACGCAATCAGTGCCGATTGAACGCCATCTTTATGAACGAAGAGGAGTTCGTCCGCATCAACGACGACCGGATGGGCTTGTCAGTCCCGGTCACCGTTGGCCGTCAGATGTATCGGCGCAACTACAGGGTCCAAATCGCTGCCGACCTGAAGTTCACCAGCCAGGCCACCCGCGTCGCGGATGCCGACCAACTTGTGCAGATGGTCATGCAGACTCAGCCGCAGAACATCGGCATGTTGCAGTACGCTCTCAAGCGCTCCCTCGAAGCGCGAGAGTTGTGGGACGCCGTGGCGCACTTGGGGCCTTTGCTCCCGCCGCCGCCGTTCCCCTTGGCGCTCCAAGCGCCACCTCCACAGCCGGGGCAACCCGGTGGTGAAACACCCGGACAAAAACCGCCCCAGGCAAATGGACCAGGTGGTCCAGCGCCCGAGGGGCCACCGATGAACTGAGGACCGAACATGGATGAGGACGAGACGACGGGCGAGCGCATAGTTGCGCCCGATCACTGGCTACAAGACGAGTACACCGCAAAACTCCGAAGACAGGCCAAGACCAACCTGGAGAACTGCTTTTCCACCCTCCGCAGCGCATG